GGACGACGGTTAACTGCAGGCAGCAAGGTTGGCAGTGACATAAAAAAGGGGCTGGCAGATGCCAACCCCTTGTTTGCTATTAACTTTTAGATGTCGCGTTAGCGATACCTTAGTTAAGACGCTTTTTCACGACACCATTGATACATAAGCTTTTTATTTATAAAACAGTTAGTTAGTTCTATATCTGGTGCAATCAAATGCGAGCACGTACAAGCTGGGTAGTCAATTTGTGGACATCAAACTTGTCAGAGGATTAAGCGCCGCCGCTTCTTCTAAATGGTCTGGAGCAAAATGAGCATACTTCATGGTTTCACGGATGTTGGCGTGACCGAGTATTCTTTGAAGAACCAGAATGTTGCCACCGTTCATCATAAAATGGCTGGCAAAAGTGTGCCGTAGCACATGGGTCTTCTGACCTTCTATAAGCTGGATAGTAGTAGTAGCCAGCATCTTCTTGAAGTCCTGATAGCATGGCTTAAACATCCTGCCCTGCCGTTCCTTTAGCTCGTCATAAAGCCATGCCTGGATAGGAACCGTTCTGTTTTTACCACCTTTAGTTTTAAAGAATGAAAGTTTATTAGGTGATAGCTGTGAACGGGTCAAAGTTTCCGCTTCAGTCCAGCGCGCACCAGTAGCCAGGCAAACTTTGCATATCATCTTTAAGTCTGGCTTTCCATAAAGCTCGCAGCCATTCAGAAGTTCTGTGATCTGCCTTAAGGTAAGCCAGGACATTTCCTTTTCGTCTTCCCGGAACGTCCTGACACCTTCCAGTGGGTTAGGTAACGACCATTCCCCTAATCGCTTCAGTTCATTGAAAACAGCGGCAAGATAGTTTTGCTCTCTGTTGACAGTAATAGGCTTTACTTTCCACTTTGATTCATCGTCGTGATAGCCATTAGAAATTTTACCCTTCAAGCGCTGGTCACGATAATGCGCCCAATCTTTTGCCGTCAACTGAGAGGCTATCGGATCACCTAGTCCGGCACACACAATATCTAATTTAGCCTTACGAGATTTGACGGCCTTGAGCGACTGCCCATGCAGAGAATCCCAGAGATTTATCAGCTCACTAAGCTTTCGGCGATCCTCCTTCTCTTTTATCCACGGTTTGTTTCCGGCCTCAGCGCGCGTGTAATCTTCAAAAGCTACCGCTTCACCTTTTGTCGCAAAGCTTTTCCTGACACGTCGACTGCCGCGCCCATCTAAATAAAAATCAGCTATCCATTCACCAGAGGGTGATTTCTTGATTGCCATTTTAACCAACCCAAAGATTTACATAATTTATAACGGAGCTTTCAGTAATAGGTTAAATAAAAAACCGTTCACCTACCTTATTTTTTTGATGATAAAGTTTACGCTACCTTTCGGTGTAACATCTGATACTGAGCATTCGAAAGATGCAGACTCGCTGGAAAGTTTTAACTTATTCCCCGGAAGTCGGACGACATCATAAATGTCTGCAAGTCCGTCTATGCTAATAAGCCAAATTCCATTGCTTATGGTTTGAGAAGAAGTATCTAAACAAAATATATCACCACCTTTATCTACTACAATGTGATCATTAATATTTTCCAAAAATAATGATGCATCACCGTGCCAGTATCCATTTTCAATTAACTGACCATTTGATAAATAATATTTTTGAATTTTTATGATTTCGTCTTCTTCGCCCGCTTGAGGCAAATCCTCTGGATACATTGAGCCGTAGCCAGTTGCTAACCAATATAGTGAAGCGCCGGTATCCAGCGCGCACGCGATTACTACTTCACCGGGAAAGTGTTCTCTTCTAAGCCAGGCGCTCATCGTTCCAGAAGGTATACCTAAATGCTCGCCTAATTGTTTCTGCATAGTGAAGCCATATGCATCCATAAGCCTTTTAAGAATGACCTTTCCACCTGATGACTGCATAGCCTCCAATAACCGTTCTCCCGTGATCGAATGGCTAGCAGTTGTTTTGCGTTCTACTTTTGCATCATCGCCGCTTACGAGCCATCTTACATCTGCACCTGTATCAAGGGCGCACATCACTATGTAATCGCCAGGTAACTTGCCGCGTTTAATCCAGTTATGGATTGTTCCCACAGGCATATTTTTAAGTTCTGCATAAGCCTGCTGCGTTCTAACCCCATAAGAAATAAGAATTCTTGTGAGAATTTCCCGTACATTTTCAAACACGCCGCTCATAAAACCCCTTAAAAAGCCAATTGACCCGTTTACAACAGATCAATTGACCAGTATTATCCGTATTAAGTTAACAAATGCACGCCAATGCACCAGACATACTACCAACGGGAGATAATCACTTATGAGTCCTCAAATTACAATACCGAGCGGCCCCGATCTGATGACATATGAACAGTTTGCGCAGGCTTATGGTTACAGCCTTCGCACTGTGAAGCAGATGGTTGAAGACGGTGATCTGCTTGTTATGCCACGTAAAAAAGTTGGTGGTGCCGCACGCATCAACATGGTTGCCTTCCGCGCGCGTTTGCTCGCTCAAGGTGTCAATTGCCGCTACGTCGCTGCGTAACAACTTAATTATTTAAGTTGAGCAAAGGAATGACCATGTTTGATTTTAAGACTTCCACCCATAACCACTATGAAGACGCCTGCCGCAAGTTTGCGCTGTCTCACAACATGCGGGAGCTGGCCCAGCAAGCAGGCATGAAAGTGCAGACGCTTCGCAACAAGCTGAATCCTGATCAGGTGCATCAGCTGACCGTTCCAGAAGTGCTTCTGCTTACTGATCTGACCGAGGACGCAACGCTGATGGATGGGATGCTGGCGCAGTTGCACTGTCTGCCATGTGTTCCTGTCAATGAACATGCCGCTGAAAAATTTCCGGCTTACGTGCTCAATGCCTCCGCTCAGGTGGGAACGCTTGCTGCCAGTGCTGCTAATCACGCCAGCATTACCACCTCATGCCGTCGCGGGATTGTTGAAGCTGCTAATACCGGCATTCGCTGCATGATGCTGGCGGCCCTCGCTGTCCAGACTCGCGTCCACTCTACCCCTGCGCTGTCGGGCACTGCTGATGTGTTAAGTGGTATCGGTGCATCTATCGGGATGGTGTGAAATATGGCTTTTTCAGTAGCTCCGCTTCTGAAGCGGCAAAGCCCGTCCCACGCATACGGCCACGGCTGGATTGCGGCAGATAAGGGCAGGCGCTGGCATCCGGCAATTTCACAGGCCGAACTGCTGGCAGGATTAACCGGTAAGAGGAAAGAATCATGGGTTACAAAGCTGAGAGTATCACTGTTCAGATGAACGCGGGGCAGCGTGCCAGTGCGCTTAATCATATTTCTGCGCTTCGTACCCTGATGTACGGCGATTGCAGCCACGAACTGAAACGCTTTATCGCAGACATGCGTAATAAGCGCGATCACCAGGCTGAACAGAATGGCCGCGCACTGAGCGCAATATTCTTCCTGGCAAATATCAGCAAAGAACGTCACGGCGTTGATTTCAGTGAACTGACGAGTGACGAAGTAACGGCGCTGATTGGCGCGATGAATCACTTAAAAGCAGTCGTGAGTTTATTTCCAAAGAATCTGACGTTACCTAATTAATTAACCCAACGAAATTAAATGGCGTAAACCCGCCGGGCATTTTTTTGCCCGAATAAGGAGAAAGAAAAATGCGAAATATCCAGACCCGTAATTTTAAAGCAGACGAAGACGCGCTTAATGCCCTGCTGAGCAAGGCCAAAACTGAGCAACGTTCTGATGATGCGCTGTCCGTTTCTATCCGCCTGGCCGCGCTGGCAATTCATGCTCGCAAACAGGAAATGTCAGCGGCGGAAATCATCGAGCTTCTGGACAAAGAAGCAGAACGCTTTGAGAACCAGGCGCAGGAGCTGCACTGATGGCTGATTCAATGGACATGGTACAGCAGCGCGTGCAGGAAGAACTGGCGCGCAATCTGGCTAACGCGACTCACCGCCCGACAGGGGCGAGTGAGTTTTTCTGCCTGTCGTGTGGCGAAGAAATCCCGGAGAAGCGCCGCCGCGCACTGCCGGGCGTTTCCCTCTGCGTGACCTGCAAAGAAATCAGTGAGCTGAAAAGCGTGCATTACAAAGGGGCGGCATTATGAAGACCATCCTGAAATGGGCCGGCAGCAAGTCCGGCCTGATGCCTGAACTGATTAAGCATCTGCCCGCAGGTGATCGTCTGGTTGAGCCGTTTGCCGGTTCCTGCGCGGTCATGATGAATACGGATTACCCGGCTTATCTGGTGGCGGATGTTAATCCCGATCTGATTAACCTCTATCGCCAGGTTAAAGAGCATACGCGCCCGTTTATTGTCGTGGCGGCTTCGCTCTTCAATCAGAACAAAACTGAAGAGAGTTATTATAAGGTTCGCAATGACTTCAATTTCACCGCGTCGCTGCCACTGCTGGAGCGTGCTGCACAATTCCTCTACCTGAACCGCCATGGCTATCGTGGCCTTTGCCGATATAACAAGCGCGGTGAATTCAATAACCCTTACGGCAATTATAAAGAGCCATATTTCCCGCTGGCCGAAATCGAAGCGTTTGCCGTAAAGGCTCAGCGCGCGACTTTTGAATGTCTGGGGTACAGCGAAACCCTGAGCATGGTCCGTGCCGGTGATGTCGTGTACTGCGATCCGCCGTATCACGGCACATTCACCGCTTATCACACCGATGGGTTCAGCGACGATGATCAGCACTCGCTGGCCTGCATCCTTCTGGGTATCTCTGATCATAACCCGGTCATCGTTTCAAACAGCGACACACTGTTTACCCGAAGTATCTACCGCGAATTTGGCCTGACCAGAGTCACTGCCGTCCGCTCTGTTGGCGTGGCCGCCGGTGAAGGCAAGCGCGCACCGGAAATCATCGCGGCGCGTCACATGAGTCTGGCGGTGTAATGACTCAGGCTTTCGCATACCCCTGGAACGCCCCTAAAAAGGCAATCAATCCACAGCTGGACCCGGCGAAAGTTGCGCCGGTGTCCGCGCTTTCAAACCTGATCGCTCTCTATGCTGCGGATAATGAGCAGGAGCAGCTGCGCCGTGAGGCAGTGAGCGATCAGGTCTGGGATCGCTACTTTTTCAATGAGTCACGCGATCCTGTCCAGCGCGAAATTGTGCAGGACAGAATCGTCAGCCGGGCAAAGATGGCCCGCGAACAGCAGCAACACAATCCCGATCTGGTTATCGTGGCCGATGTCAGCGCCCAGCCTTCGCACATCAGCAAGCCACTCATGGAGCGCGTTAAGTTTTTCCACAATCTCGGCAGGCCGCAGGCTTATTCCCGCTACCTGCGTGAAACCATCCGCCCCTGCCTTGAGAGGCTAGCGCGCGTGCGCGAAAGCCAGATTTCAGCCTCATTCCGTTTTATGGCAGGTCATGACGGGCTGGACGGCCTGCTGGCGTTACCCGAAATGAACCAGAATCAGGTCAAGCGTTTATCTACGCTGGTCGCTGCGCACATGAGCATGTGTCTTGATAAGGCCAGCGGCCATCTGTTTGTCAGTGACGACGTGACGCCGGAGCAGGTCCGCCAGGCATGGGAGATTGTTGCAGCGGAAGCGATGCGCCTGGACGTAATCCCCCCGGCCTTTGAGCAGCTGCGCCGCAAAAAGCGCCGTCGCAAGCCTGTGCCCTATGATCTGATCCCGCCGTCGCTGGCCCGTATGCTCTGTGCTGACTGGTGGTATCGCAAACTTTGGCAGCTGCGCTGTGAATGGCGTGAAGAGCAGCTGCGTGCTGTCTGCCTGGTCAACAAAAAAGCGTCCCCCTACGTCAGCTTTGAAGCGGTGATCCATAAGCGAGAGCAGCGCCGCAAGAGCCTGGAGTTCTTCCGTTCGCATGAGCTGGTCAGCAATGAAGGCGATACGCTGGACATGGAAGACGTGGTAAATGCCAGTAACAGCAATCCGGCTCACCGCCGTAATGAAATGATGGCCTGTGTTAAGGGCCTGGAGCTTATCGCGGAAATGCGCGGCGACTGCGCCGTGTTTTACACCATCACCTGCCCGTCACGTTTCCACGCCACCCTAAACAACGGCAGGCCGAATCCGAAGTGGACCACGGCCACCGTTCGCCAGAGCAGTGATTATCTGGTTGATACCTTTGCCGCCTTCCGCAAGGCCATGCATAAAGCCGGGATGCGCTGGTATGGCGTGCGGGTAGCTGAGCCACATCATGATGGCACCGTACACTGGCACCTGCTTTGCTTCATGCGCAAAAAAGAGCGTCGTTCAGTCACCTCACTGCTGCGGAAATTTGCCATTCGCGAAGACCGCGAAGAGCTTGGCAACAATACCGGGCCACGCTTCAAAGCTGAACTAATCAACCCGCGCAAAGGTTCACCGACCAGTTATATCGCTAAATACGTCAGTAAAAATATTGATGGGTGGCCTGTCTGATGAAATCAGTGCAGAAACAGGTAAATCACTGCGTGACAGCGCGGAGAACGTCGGAGCGTGGGCGTCACTTCACCGCGTTCAGCAGTTCCGCTTCTTTGGCATTCCGGGCCGTCAGGCTTACCGGGAACTGCGTCTGCTTGCCGGTCAGGCGCTGAGAAATCAGAGCGATAAAAAAGCCGGTGCGCCAGTGCTTGAAAACGCGCAGCTGGACGCCGTGCTGGCCGCTGCAGATGTGGGCTGCTTTGCCACCTACATCATGAAACAGGGCGGCGTACTGGTTCCGCGTAAACATCACATCGTCAGAACTGCTTACGAGCTTAACGACGAGCCGACCCCATACGGCGATCATGGCACCCGCATTTATGGCATCTGGTCCCCGTTAGTGGCAGGCCGCATCTGCACGCACTCAACAAAGTGGAAAATGGTTCGCAAAGCAGTTGACGTTCAGGAGGCGACAGCCGACCAGGGCGCTAGCGCCCCTTGGACTCGTGGCAATAACTGTCCCCCTGATGAAAAACTGAACATTTCAGGGGGCAATCCGGTATCAGTTGAACCTATAGAACCAGGTGAAACGCCTCTGTATGGCCAGGCAGACTTCGACAATATGACCAGAAAACAGCGCCGGGATCTGCTGGCGCGTCTTCGGGTAGTGAAACCGTGTCAGAAAAAGGGTTACAAGCAGCAAATTGATGACGATCAGCGGGCGCTTCTGGTAGCTGAGTTGCAGGTAAGAGGATTTACAGGTGAGGAAATGGAAATAAACCTGCTTCTGGCCGGTGGCAGTCTCAATTCAGGCGCGGGTATGAGAATTTTTTACCGGAACGGGCGGCTGCAGGAAGACGATAAGTGGCGTCAATGGATCTGAACTAATAAAGCTGGCATAAGCGAAGCCGCTAATGGCAGGTAGTCAACGCTTTATCCAATCAAAATAACAGCTTGGAATCACTGAAAATCGCAGTTTACATTTTCAGATTAGGACCGATTGAAGGAAAAAACATTTCACATTTCTTAACGCATCCACTACTGTATGGTTATACAGTCTTTAGGGTAAAGGGAGGGTTAGATGGACACTCAAGATTTGGCACCGATAAACCGTAAGATGGCTTGCGTACAGTTCATTGCAGAGGTGTCGCTCATAGCAAATTGCAAGCAATCTGACATGAAACTGGCGATGAGTATCATCGCTGAGTTAGCGCATTCGAGCTGCGAAAAAGTCCCCGACGATGAGATTTTTTACGCTGCGGAGTAGCGTGAGTCCGCAGCCAGGTATATTGATAACGTTGCTGGCGGCAAAATTTATTTTTGGCGTTGGCAACGTTGAACAACGAGTACCGCGAGACGTTAGTAGAAAAACGGTTATCGCACTAACAATAAAAATTCATTATTTTCATATGGTTATGTAATTAATGCCTGATTTTTTTATAAATATCTCGAGAAAAAAATCCAAGCCATATATACTAGCCCAGTGTTATGGGGGAGTTTAAATGACCGCTAAAGTAATTGATTTGTTTTGTGGCGCTGGGGGCTTGACTCATGGTCTACAGCAGGCGGGGCTAGAAGTAGTAGCTGGTATTGATATTGAAGAAATGTGCCGGTTCGCATATGAAAAAAATAACAGTGCTCAGTTTGTTAATAGCGATATTAGTAAAGTTACATCGAAAGAAATAACTGATCTTTTTCAGGATGCCTCTATCAAAATTCTGGCTGGATGTGCTCCTTGCCAACCGTTCTCAAAATATACACAGGCATTGGATAAAGAGAATGACAAAAAATGGCCACTGTTATATGAATTTGAACGCTTAATCAAGGATACATCTCCTGATATAGTGACCATGGAAAATGTTCCAGATGTTACTAAGCATAAGGTATATCAGGACTTTTACACCTCTTTAAAAGAATTAGGCTATTACGTCTGGGCAGATAAAGTTGATTGTTTGAACTATGGAATACCTCAAAGCAGAGTAAGGCATGTTCTTTTAGCGTCTAAATTAGGAGATATTTCACTAATTGAGAAAACTCACGCTAAACCAGTGACTGTTAGAGAAGCTATCGGCTCTTTGCCATCAATAAATGATGGTGAAGTATACGATAAAGACCCATTACATCGATCAAGTAAGCTTAACTCTATCAATAAACAAAGAATAATTCATTCTAAGCCAGGTGGAACATGGAAAGATTGGCCTAAGGATTTAGTTGCAGCATGTCATGTAAAGCAATCAGGTAGAGGATATAGCAGTGTGTATGGGCGCATGAGCTGGGATAAGCCTAGCCCCACCATGACAACATTATGCCATGGTTTCGGTAATGGTAGATTTGGTCACCCTGAGCAGCACCGGGCAATATCTTTACGTGAAGCTTCGCTTTTACAAACCTTTCCACTAACTTATGAGTTTGCTAAAAGCAGGGAGCATATAACGATGCGCGATATTGGAAAAATGATTGGTAATGCTGTTCCAGTCAGATTAGGTGAAGTAATAGGAATTTCTATTTTAAGACATATTTATAGCTAAAAAAAAGCCTGCATTGCAGGCTTATGCTGTTTTGTTTAAATACCCATCGTTATTTAAATAACTCTCAATATTTATTATAATCGCCTCAAGGTAAGCTATTGCTTCTAAAGAGGTTTTTTCCAATTCCGGAACCGAAACCCCCTTTCCAATTTCCGAGAAGGAAACATTTCCATGTGCTAAGTCATTCCTGTTCTGTTTTATTGTTGTGAGTTTTTCGCCATGTTTAGTGTGCGTGTAATCACAGTTAGTTGAAAAGCCATAGATTTTAGACTTATCATTAATTTCATCTCTGTCGATGTTGCCTGAAAAAAGCTTCTTCTTATTGAATGTTGCTAATGACAGGTTTTGACCTAGCCCGCTCTTAGTTTTAAATAATATAGAGTCTAATGCAACTGTATCATTCTTTATTCTACGCAGTATCTCCCTTTTTAGAGAATCGCATAAGCTATCGTATTCAACATTTTTGGAAGACAAAGAATCATGAATGTGGCTGATAGCCTCACGCATTGTGGATTCAACTAAATTATAAAGGAGAATATATACTGTCCCCTTCATCGTTTTTCTTACGTCAGAGGTAACGTTATATTTATTCGCGGGATCGCTAGTGCTTGAAATTTCATTTCCTGCATCTTCAAGAAATTGAATTAAGTCCAGAAAACCTAGTATTTCGCCAGACCTAATGTCAAAGTCATCTCTAACATTTTGCATATTAGAACCCCAATAAGCTATCTCTGACGTACTCTATACGCTCAATTACTTTTGAGCGACTATTAGCTCCGTCCGAAGTAGTTAAAGTTTTGAATTTTTCAGATGTCAACCAATCTAAATCATCAACTTCAAGCGATGGGTTTACACGTAAGGCCAATGCTGCTCCTACAGCTAACGATTCAAATCTAACTCGGGGTGTAGATTTAGCAGTTGCTGTTTTCTTAAACCCTGTAGGGAAATTAACTTTAACAAACTGGATGACTTTTTCGAATTCGGAAATCATTTCTTGTTGCTTATTATAATCCGGCTCACCATGTGTTTGCATATATTCATTCAAGAAGTCACGCACCGAATGCTCGAAATTTTGATAATTATCAAGGTAAGCAAAAAATCTTAATGTAAATTCTAGACGTTCATCACGCTTTTCTTTACTAGCAGACAAAGGAGCTAATTCTCTGAAATCCTCATCTAATGAGCACTTCCTAATAACCTGAGTATAGAGGGGTTTTGAGCCCAATTCTGACCCCTTTCTGACCTCCATATCTTTGAGTATATCGCTACCTGAGTTAATTCTTTCAAATAGGTCTCTTCTTGTTTCCTCAGTACATTTTGAGCTCAGCTCTATTATGCGTACTGGAATACGTAAAAAGCGCCTTTGTCTAGAAAGCGGCAGATCACTAAATGTAAATCCGTTTAGACTATCAAGCGTTTTTAAATCTTGAAGGATAAGGTTGTTAGAAGTGAAGGCATGAATTGTTCTAACACGCTGTGATCCATCAACAATCTCGATCCTGCCGTCAAGTTCAGGATCTTCTGAATCAACATCAGCAGTAAATACATAGGGAATTGGGAAACCAAGTAATAATGATTCAATTAATTTTGATTGCCTTTTTTTATCCCAGACAAAGTCCCTTTGATAATCAGGCACAAATAGTTCATTTACATCATCTTCTTTTCCATTCTCGTATTTATGTGAAATTAATTCAATTGTGAACTCTTTAGTTTCAAAATCCACATCACGCTGTTCGTTTCTAATTTTATCTTCAGCTAAGCTTTTAATAACTTCGATCTCAGATAAGATTTTTGCTCGTGATTTTGCATCTTTTTCTGCAACTAATTGAGAGTTGAGCTCATTTATACGCATCATATGTCCTTTTGTGATTCGTTGAATCATTTATTTTACTGCATAATTTTGCACGTTAACAACCTTACTTGTAAACCTTTTCTAGATTTGCGTGATGCTGCCTTAAAATGCATGTCTATGCTGCATGAATCTGCATGATCCCAAAAGGATCGTTTACGCTAAGGTCCGCCAGTTCTGGCGGGCTTTTGCTTATGTCATGCACCTGCATGAAAACCGCTACGAAAAGCGGGCAGGCGTGGCGGGGCTACGAGCGCGCGCAAACAGTAGTAAACTGGACTCATTTCAACATTTGGCATATAAGTTTGTTATTACTCGAATGGAGGTCAAAGGATGATTCAGCCAAAAGTTTTCATATCATATAGTTGGTCTGGCAAAACTCACCAACAACATATCATAGATATAGCAGAAAGATTGGCAGCAGATGGAGTAGATACGGTAGTTGACATCTATGATTTAAAAGAGGGAGATGATAAAAATCATTACATGGAAAGAATGGTTCAAGACTCATCGGTCACACACGTTTTAGTAATTTGCGACAAGAAGTACTCAGAAAAGGCTGACAATAGAAAAGATGGAGTTGGTGTTGAATCAATCATTATTTCTCAAGAGATTTACTCTTCAGTTTCTCAGTCAAAATTCATACCCCTGATCTTTGAGTACAAAGAGTCAGGCGAAGCTTACACTCCATTATTCCTAAAATCCAGAATATATATAGACTTCTCTACGCCTGAAAAAGAAAATGATAACTGGGAAAGATTAATTAGGTTATTGTATGGCAAACCAGAATTTACAAAGCCAAAACTAGGCAAAGCTCCTGCATACTTAGAAAAAGATAATGAAACTCCTGCTTATGAAATCAATGCAAAGTTCAATACATTAAAGTCGGCTATTTCAAATCAAAAGAGTAATATAAAAGAATGTCGACGCCAATTTCTAGATTCTTGTTATCAATACTGTGATTCTGTTAGATTAAGAAGCAGTCCAGATTCTGGGGATTTTCCTGAAGAAGTTTTGTTGATTCATAGAAGTTTAATTCCAGCAAGAGACATTCTTACTGACTGGGTTCTTTTAGAAGGGGATTCTGGTAGCGATGACTTCAGCAAATCATTGCTAGACTTGATGGAATCATTATTGGAGTTGAGAGAGCGGCCAGGCAATGTTAATTCTTGGAATGATTCTTGGTATCTCCCACACAAAATATTTGCATATGAAACGTTTTTATACATCTTGGCTGCTTTAATAAAAATTGATGCATTCAATCATGTTTATACCTTACTTCACTCGAATTATTTACTCCCAGATCACATAAGAATTAGGGGAATGGAATTTGCAAACTTTAGTGATTTTTATATCAACTCCGATTATCTTCAGGAAAAGTTAGCGCCAGCTAATCTAACATTATATTCGCCGGTGGCAGAACTTGTGAAGCGAAGTGCATCGCGCTCTGATATTAGCTTTGATGACTTAAAGCAAGCTGATCTGGTAGTGCTTATGGTTTCGTTTCTAAGTAAAGGGGCTTTTTGGTATCCGCAGCTTAATCTATACTCAAGCCACTATGAGAGATATCCGCTATTTATGAGAGCTATACAGCGCCGTGGGTTTGAAAATATAGCTACTATAACAGGAATAAGTGACAGCAAAACTTTAGCTAGCAAATTAAAGGAAGCAGTTTCAACTACCAATTCATGGCATCAATTTGGTTTCGATAGAGATTTTTCTGAAAAGATGAACGTTGACCGAATGAATAGTATTGATTGAATCGATGGCGCTCAAGTTGAGCGCCTATTCATATCTATCAACAGCCATCAAGGCTATATACTGAGAATCGTATTACCTCCTCACCCAACCAGCTGTTCAGTTCCTCAAAGCGTCTCTGCAGTGGTATGAGTTCATTACGCACAAACACCTTACTGGCCTTTTCCACGTCACCGAACCCGCCCGTGTTGCTGGGGATAATCCCCATGAGCTGCGGCGGCACACGATGCACGGCCAGCATGTCGTCGCGGCTCACGTTTTTAATGTTCAGGAATTCATCCTTTGCCGCCACCTCAGACAGCGGGATGATCTGGATGCCGTCCTTTTTCCCGTTCGGGCTGTACATAAACAGGTTACGGAAGTTGCCAGGGCCCTTTGCGCTTTTCATGGCACCGCGGATGTTGTCCACGTCCTGCTGGCTCTGCGCCGGGTCAGTCATGTACATAATGAAACCCGCATGGCTGCCGTTTAGGTAATACTTGCGGCGGAACAGCGTAGCCGACTCGTTCAACAGCGCCGACGGGATAGCCGACAGGTAGCCAGGTAGACCGTAAATCTCCTGATTGATATCCGGCTCCATCAGGTGAAACACGCTGCCCTTCGCAAACTCATACGGCTCCGTGTTAATGCCGTAGTGCGCGTACCAGTACGTATCCAGGTCAAGGCCGCGCCGGGTGAACTTCGCAAGCGACGGCTCCAGCTTCAGCACGTTACCGAGGCGGCTGGTCCGCTTCTCCAGGTAGGCATTGCCGAAAATCAGGTAATCCAGCGCAAAGCGGCTGAACGCCTGCTGACTCAGCAGGCGGTGCGGGATAAAGGTACTCGCCAGAATATTGCACTTCACGCTGATGGGTGAGCTGTGGTGAACGGCGGCGCGGAACGTGCGCGCCAGCCCGTCAACGCTCACGGGCGGTTCATACCAGCGATCATTGATTACACACTCCACGTAGTCCAGCAGTTCGCGGCGGTCCAGCACCGGGATCGGGTCGCCAAAGGTAAACGCCTCCGACGCTGCCCCGCTGGTCATGTTATCCGGCTGCGGCACGGGTTGCGTGCGGGTGCGGTTCCTGCGTTTGCTCATCAGTAAATCTCCACAATGTTCTGCGTGTGTGCCGCCTGTCCCTGCAGCGGCTCGTTTGCCAGCGCGTGCATGGTCGCCCAGGCCAAATCGCCGTGGCTGACTTCCTCGCTGCGGCTGGTTTCATAGGTCGGACGGTTGCCGCTGGCCGTGGTGGCCTTGCGGATAGACATAAATGACTGCGCGATGTCGAGGTGGCTGGCGTCAAACTCCAGCCGCCCGCTGGCGATGGTGTCGTAAGCCTTCAGCACCAGGGCGTTCTTGACGTTCGGGTTATAGACAAACTCTTTTACCTGCGGGAAGAAGGCTTTGACGTTCTCATACACACCCAACCCGACCCCGGTGGAGTCGATGCCGATATAGGTGACGTTATACTGCTGCGTCAGCATTCTGATGGCGTCAGCTTGTGCCCGAAAGTCCATCCCGCGCCACTGGTGGCGCTCAAGGATGCGGAACTTGCCGCCCGGCACGGCAGGCGGTGCCATGACCACGCACCCGGCGCTGTCGCCGTTCTGCGTTCCCTTCGCGGGGTCATAGCCGATCCACACTTCTTTCCAGCCGAACGGGCGCAGCGCCAGCGCTTCAAAGTCGGTCCAGACTTCCCAGCTGTCCACCATGCACTTCTGCAGCATGGCCAGCTGGAACACCGACGCCAGATCGTCCATAAAGACGCACATCAGCAGGTTCTGGTAGTCCTCCGGGCTGTAGCGCGTGCGCAGCTGCTCCAGGTCAAACAGGTCACAGCCGCCGCGTACCGCATCTTCAACGGTGACGATCTGACGAAACTGGCCGTCTTCGCAGAGGCGACCGGCGGCCAGTGACTGATGGCTGAGGTCGATATCAACCCTGTCCGCTTTGGCCCGGCCCTTGTTGAACTGCGAACCGGACCAGAACGGATAGGCGCTGTGCGTGAGGCTGGACGGCGTGGAAAAGTAGGTTTCGCGCCACTTCTTGTGCAGCGCCATGCCGGACGCCACTTTCTGCAGTTCCTGAAACTTCGGTATCCAGAAATATTCATCCAGGTACAGATTGCCGTGATAGCTCTGCGCGGTGCGGGCGTTGGTGCCCAGGAAATACAGGCACGCGCCGTTACTGAGCGTCATCGGGTCGCCCTTCAGGTCTACGTCCACCTCACGGGCAAATTCAATCATGTACTGTTTGAAAACGTGCGCCTGCGCCTTGCTGGCGCTTAAGAAAATCTGATTACGCCCGGTGGTCAGCGCATCGATCAGCGCCTCGCGGGCAAAAAAGAAGGTAGCCCCGATCTGGCGCGACTTCAGCAGGTTGCGGACCGAGTACTTATTTCCGGCCTCCCACCACTGGCGCTGGTAGTCGAACATCGAGCCGTGGAAAACCTCCTGCAGCTTCTCAATCTGTTCGTCGCTGAACAGGTTTTTTTCCGGGGGCTTACGCGGGCCTTTGTTGCGGTTCTCCACGTTCGGATTCAGGTCCGCTTCATTGCCGCCGTTGCTGAATTTGCCGATCCGGGCATGGCGCTCGGACTGGCGCGCCAGCAGGTCGATTTCCTTAAAGTCTTTCCCTTCCTTCTGCTCCTTCATGATGAGCTGGCAGTAGCGTGCGGCGGTGGTCAGCTGCATCTGATCCAGCGGGCCATAGTCGCCCCACTTGTCGCGCTTCTTCCAGCTGTGAACGGTTGCGGGTTTCTCTCCCAGCATTTCAGCAATGCGGGCGATGCGG